GCGCGCATCGAAGATCTTGCTGCGGCGCTGGACAAGGCCACCAAGCAACTCGAGGCCTTGCAGGCGCGCGTGGCCGCCCAGGTCGAACTGGCACAGACCACAGCGGCCGAGCTCGCCGCCGACGAGGTCGCGCGCGTGAAGCGTGAACAGAACCGCCGCCGTGCTGAAGCGCTCACAGCCAAGCTGATGGCGGGGCTCACGAATTGACGTAAGCGGCCACTTCTGCCGTACACTTCCGTCCATGCAATTGAGCGGACTCCAACTGACCCTTTTGGCACGACTCGCAAGGTCACCGGACGGTCAGCTTCTGCTTCAAATTCTTCAAGCCAAGCAAGCCGAACGTGACGTCGAGCTTCGTGCTGCCCGCGGGGAAGAGGTTTTCCGCGCGCAGGGCCGAGCCAGCGAGATCAGCGATTTGATCGCTGACATCACCGAAGCCGAGCAACGGCTGACCCGTAGTGTTCGATCCGCCACCTCACGGACTCCGGTCACTGCGTAATTCGGGAACCGCGCGGTAGCGCATCCTGTGCGAAGCCCAGCCGCCATAGGCGCCCCTGGATCGTGGAGAGACCTACATGCAGGCTTCACAAGCCAAGAACGAAACGCGCCTTCCTCGCGCCGTGCTGAAAGTGTCGGAAGCCCTCAAGGCCCACATCGACGCGCGAAACGAACCGAAGACCGATCCCGTGGACCCGAACGCGCCGCCGGCACAGCCGAGCGCAGAGGCCACGCCACCCGCTGACCCGAATCCCCCGGCCGACCCCCGGGCCACCGACCCCGCGTACTGGAAGCAGCGCTTCGAAGTCACGGCCGGTGTCCTGAAGGCGGAACGCGAAGGTCGAAAGACCGACGCCCTGGCGTTTCAGCAGCGGATCACCGAGTTGGGGGAACAACTCCGTTCCGCTCAAGCGACTGTGCAACCGTCGAACACGGCAGTAGATCTCGGGCAGTTCTTCACGCCCGAACAAATCAACCTGCTGGGTGAAGACGAGGCCACCGCGATTGCGAAAGCAGCGCTGGGCACTGCGCAGAAGGCAGTCAAGGAAGCGATCGACGCGGAAATCAAACCGCTGAAGGAAGCTACCAAGGCCGCCGCCGAGCAGACCGCACTTGAACGAAAGACTGCATTCCAGGACAAGCTCACCGAGGTGTCGCCAAACTGGGCCGCGATCGATCAGGAACAAGGCTGGCTTGCCTGGCTCGCTGAAGAGAACGAGCAGGGCGTCGAACGACAGACGCTTCTGGACGCGCACGTGAAGAAGGGCGACGCCACGCGAGTGGGCGCCATGTTCAATGCGTACCTGAAGTCGAAGGAGTTGCCCGTGCCCCCCGTGACGCCAAATGGTTCTGGCGCAGGCCCGGGTGGTGAACCCCCGCCGAAGCCGAACCCTGAAGGCCTGACGAAGCCCACTGCGGCTGAGACCAAGGACTTCTACAAGCGTGCGGCACTCAGGAAGGTGACGGATCAAGAGCGTGCAGCGTTCGAGGCCCGGTTGAAACTCTGAGCCCCGCAGTACGGGGTAACGCCTTTCAAGGAGCAAACTCATGGGCGTCGCAATCACATCAGGCCTTCCCGACTACGGTCCGGCAGGCACAGTCAACTTCAACCCCGAACTCTACTCGGGCAAGCTGGTCGAGAAGTTTTACAAGACCACCGTGTTCGGCGAGATCGCCAGCACGGACTACGAGGGCGACATCGCGGGCTTCGGCGCGCAGGTCAAGATCCGCACCATCCCCGACGTCACGGTCAGTGACTATGTGGTCGGCGCGGGCCTGGGTGCCCAGTACCCGACCTCAAACTCGGTCACGCTGACGATCAACAAGGCCAAGTCCTTCGCGGTGGCCCTCTCGACCGTCGACATGCGTCAGTCGGACCTGGACATGGCGGACATCTTCGCCAACGACGGTTCGATTCAGCTGCGCATTGCCGCCGACTCGGACATGCTGGTCGCCATCCCGGCGCTGGTGGACTCCAACAACCAGGGCCGCGTGGCTGGCGTCGATTCGAACATCGACATCGGCGACTCGAGCACCCCGGTGGCGCTCCTGACCACGACCGTCGTCAACTTCATCGTCGACTGCGGCACCGTGCTGGACGAGCAGAACGTGGCCGACGAAGGCCGCTGGATGGTCGTGCCGCCGTGGTTCATTGCGCTGATCAAGAAGTCCGACCTGCGCATCGCTTCCCTGGCCGGTGACGGGGTCTCGATCCTGCGCAACGGCAAGGTCGGCGAGATCGACCGCTTCACGTTGTACCAGTCGCGCAACCTGCTGTCGCAAGCCAGCCCGGGCACGGCGAACTACATCCTGTTCGGCCACAGCGCAGGCCTGACCTTCGCTTCGCAGATCGTCGAGTGCGAGATGATCAACAACCCCAACGACTTCGGGTACATCGTCCGTGGTCTGATGGTGTTCGGCTACCAGGTCATCGGACCGAAGTACGTCGGCACCGCAGTGGTCACCAAGGGCTGATCGGGGTAGGATGGGGCTTCGGCCCCGTCCGCTTCGCCATTCACACAGGAGCATTCCAGATGAAGACCAGTTCCCCCTACGGTCCGGGCATGGACGTGAAGTCGCCGCCCGACACCATCCGCAACGAGCAAGCCAAGGCCGGCAGCAAGGCCAAGGCGCGCTATCCGAGCGGCATCATCGCCACCAACCAAACGGCTGGTGGGCCGGGCAAGGGCGGCAAGCGCGCCCTGACGCCGGGCACCACGCCCACGGGTTCCTGACCCGCGGCACCCCGAGACCGGCGCCCACAAGGCGCCGGTTTTTCAACGTCAACCGAGGACACCATCATGGCGTCGAAGAACCCGTTTGAAAAATCCGGCAAGGACAAAGAACCCAAGGGCATGAAAGAGGGCTCTAAGAAGGAAGAAAAGCTGGACAAGAAGCAGGCGGCCATGAAGCCCGCCAAGATGTTCGGCAAGAAGTCCAAGTAACCCACGATCATCTCGGAGCACCCAATGATCAACGATGCACAAGACGCAGCCCTCTCCAACCGGATGAAGCAGAAGCAGGACACCAAGGTTCCGTTTCTGATCAACATCAAGGATGGCCGCCTGGTCCCCAACGTCGCGGGCACCCGCGAGTTGGCGGACTACCGCCCCTACCAAGGCCCCGCCAAGGCACCGCTCGAGGCGCGCTTGCAGTACCTGCGGTCCGAAGGCCGCCTGGGCTCGGCATACCGCCCCCTGGTGGACAGCAGCGTCGAGCAGTCCAGCGCGCCGCCGGCCCCACCCTTCGACATCGCCACGGCGACGAAGGACGAACTGATCTCGTTCGCCGCGATGGAGTACGGCAAGATGCTGGACACCACCGCTCACCTCGCCACGCTGAAAAAGCAAGTGCGCGAGTTCGCCCGTCAAGCCGGCGCCCTGGCGGGTGACCACAACGACCTGTCCTAACCCATGATCTCCGTCGACACCATCCTGGACAGTGCCAGCGGCACTTTGCTGGATCGTGCTCGGCGGACGTGGTCCCGCAGCGATTTGCTGGGTTGGCTCAACGAGGCGTTGACCGCCACGGTGTTCTTGAAGCCCGACGCCTACCCCATTCAGGGGTTTGTGACGCTGCAACCGGGCATCGCGCAAACCTTACCGGAAGGTGGGGTCGCGCTGTTCGACATCTCCGACAACTTGGTCAGCGGTCGCTCGGTCACGCAGACCGATCTTGCGCTGCTCCAAGAGGAGAACCGGTTTTGGCCGGCGGCCACGCGCGAGGTCGACATCGAGAACTACGCCGCCGACCCGCGCACGCCGCGGCTGTTCTACGTGTTCCCGCCCAACGACGGCACGGGCAGCGTGCGTGCCACCTACGGTGCGGTGCCGCCGGTGCTCACCGGGTCCAGCGGTGAAGTGCTGCCGTTCCCCGACTCGTATCAGAACGCGCTGAAGAACTTTGTGCTGGCCGAGGCCTACGCGAAGAACAGCAAGAAGCAGGACCTGGCAAAGTCGGCGGCCTACCGCAATGACTGGCGGACCTCTCTCGGCTTGAAAGCGCAAGCTCAGGTCGCGGTCGCGCCGAAGGTCTCGCAATCACCGGGTGTCGCATGACCACCGTCAACGTCTTCGACCAGCTTGCCTCGATCGCGCTCGTCGCGCGCCGCTGCCCCACGCCGACCTTGCGCCGCGCCTACATCAAGGCGATGCGCGACTGGTGCGCTGAAACCCGGTGGCTCAAGGTCACGATCGCGGGGGCCACGGTCGCCGGCGCGCCGCAGTACGACCTGGGCAGCGACAGCTACACCGAGATCATCTCGATCCACGCGATGTCGGGCACGGACAACTCCGGCAGCGTGCCTCAAGTCTTCCCGATCACCTCGAGCGATTCGAGCGCCTGGAACCCGAACGACCCGAACGGCCGCCCGAACCGCTACGCCTACATCCCCGAGGGGAAATTCGCGCTGCACCAAGTGCCGGACAAGATCTACAGCCTCTCGGTGACGGTGGCAATCCAGCCGAAGGACGGCGTCGCGCAGATCCCTTCCGAACCGCTGAAGAAGTACAGCACGGGGTTCGAGGCCGGCGCGCTCATGCACTTGCTGCGCATCCCGAAACAGCCGTGGACCGATCCGACCTTGGCCAGCAAGGTCTATGAGCCCATCTGGAACAGCTGCATCAGCAACGGCAAGGCCGAGGCCCAGCGCAGCTACAACACCGGCTCGCAGCGCGTGAAGCCGCGGGCCTTCGTCGTAGGACGGTGACCCATGACCTTCAGCATCACCCCCACTTCCGCCTTTCCGCCTGCCGCATC